CTCCAAAGATCGTGATGTCTGCCGGAGACGCTAAGAACTTCTCTTGGGTAGGTTGTGGTCGGATGACTTTAACCAACAGCGTAAATCTTGTTCTGTACCGGTAGGCCCATGGCAATGCTGATGGAGTTGGCAAGACGCTGGGCCTCTCCTCTCAACTGTCCTAGGACTTGGGACGATGAGTTCCTGGCTGTCGCGATCTGCCCGTCAATGATGCTGAGCTGTGAAAGGGTCGCTTGAATGCGTGCTTGTGCCTGGACACTGATTGCTGCAACCCTGTCCATAGCCGCTTGAACTTTACTAATGTTCTCGTGTGTGATCGGATAGCCTAGAACTGCCATGATCCGATCCCTGTCAGCAGGGCTGTTCCAAGACATAGCTCTGTCACGTGAAAGAGGTTGTTACCAATGGGCCGTAAACTCCAGGTCAATCCCGATCATATCCAGATCATCGAAAGGATGGCTGCTAACGGTGCTACTTTGGACCAGATCGCAACCGTCCTTGGGGTTTCTTCACGAACTCTGGATAATTGGTTACAGCGGGAAGAGGTGCGTCAATGTTATGCTCGCGCTAAACTTAAGGCGATCGATCAAATAGCAGGAGCACTCTATGCCAAGGCCTTGTCTGGGGACGTTACCTGCATGATCTTCTATCTCAAAACCCAGGCCGGATGGAGAGAAGCGAAAGAGCCTCAGTTGCCCGAAGGATCTCAGGTCGTTATCTATATACCCGAGAGGCAATCCGTAAACAAAAGTTCTGAATGAGTTTTATTGGGAGCAAAAGGCAGGTGCTTATGGGCGCGAATGATCTCATGCTGGTCGTCTCCCTCTTGGCCAGCCTCTCTGCACTGATCCTCTCTCTTTTGCAACGTCGGGATCTGGAGATCCCCCTCAAACGATCTGCCGGTCTTATTGCCGAAGGGCTACGCTTGGCCGAACCCTGGATCCCAGCTCTGAAACATTCTCAGATCGATAATTATATCCGCGATATCCTACGCGCCTACGCCGACTCGGATCCCTTCTTCGTCCAATCCCTTAATGCTACTAACCAAACTCCAGACCACGTCGCCGATGTCCTCCCCATCCTCGATCCTGACCTGAAAACTCTCGGTAAGGCCATAGGCCTCCCTGTCGACAGATCCCGCGCTCTGATGGCTGACCTTGTGCATCGAGTCAGCGACTATGACCAAGCAGTACAACAGATCCGGGAAGATCTTGAGGAATCTCTCAATTCCTTGAAGTAACCATGTCCTACCCGTTTCAGGTCTGGTGGCAAACTGATGTCGACCGCGTGCGGTACTATCTAGGGATCCCTGTAACCCCAGAGAAGACCACTATGGTCGTGGATGCCATGTTTAATGTCGAGCGGCAAAGTCATGATGCAGTTAGACGGGCACGTCAACTACTGGATGAGCTGGAGGCTGCGGAACGTGAGATTAACTCTGCGCGTCCTTACGCGGGTCAACGCTCTGCCAATGGAGTGTCTTGGTTTAGTAATAGACGCTTGGGCAGCATTAAAGCTGAAGCTCGTCGGTTAACTCTTAATCTCGCTCGTATCCTTGGGCTTGACGTTGAGAATGATGTGTGGCATGAACCTGGCGCGGAAAAACCTCATAGCTATCGTTTCTTCTCTAGAAGTTAGCTCCCCGAAAAAAATGCCTCCTCTGGGGGGGTGGGCCCCCAGGTAGCTATGCCCACAGCACCCCTTTATCTTTCCTTTTTTTATTTTCTTGGGGTCACAAATGCTTTTTGTCCGTCGACCTGTTATTGGCGCTCTCCAGTCTGACGATCCCAGTTATGAGTGTTTGCTCTACCGAGAGCTGAGTCCTCGGTGGGAGTATCTCTGGGACATGTTCATGGGTTCTGACAACTGGCTGATTCGGTTGCCGGGTGGAGATGTAGTGTTGGGTGAGAAAGTTCGCAGCTATTTACCTCCAGAGCCGAATGAGCCGGAGGCAGCTTATCGATCGCGAGTGTTGATGAGCACATTTGATCGGCGCTTTGCTAGGTCAGTTCGGATTTACACTGATCTGGTACTGCATGATTACTATCTGGAAGTTCCTAAGGGATCTACGTTTGACCCTGGCGATGTTGACCGGCGTGGGACACCTTTCTACAACTTCTGGGCAGAAGTAGCGATCAACGCTTTGGTGTTTGGTCATACGTTTGTTTTAGTGGATACGGATCCCGGCAGTTACAGAAGTGAGTTGGAGCGGCGTGAGCGAGGGAAGCCATTTTTGGTGAGCTATACTCCCCTGGATTTGATTAATTGGCGTGTGGGTAATGATGGTGTGGAGTTAGCGGTTCTTCGCGAGACAGTGATCAAGCCTGTTGGCGACTTTGGCGAAGAGGTTGTTACTCGCTACCGTGTACTACGTCCTGATCGTTGGGAACTTTGGGAGGGTGAGCCTGGCGCGTTGCAGCAAGTTGATGGTGGGGCTTTGCGAGGGATCCCTTTAGTGTGTATTTACAGCCATCAGATTGGCCCCTTTATGAGTGATCCCCCATTAAAAACGCTGGCGGATCTGAACCTAGCGCATTACCAGTTGAGCAGCGATCACCGGCAGAAGTTGCACAAATGCTGTCTTCCGACTCCGGTGAGGATTGGCACATTGACTCAAGGGACAGATTTGGTGTTAGGCCCCAATACATTTGTGGATCTTCCGGATGGAGGTGACTTTAAGTGGGCAGAGCCATTGGCGATGAGTCTAGGGGAGAGCCGTCGTGATCTTGAGGACTTGGAGCGTACTATTGATGTTTACAGCTTCGACTATTTGAGCAGAGGTCTTGCTCGTGGCATGTCCCGTGCTACTGCTACAGAGGTGCAGGTTTCTACTGCTCCTGCTGAGGCTAGTCTGAGTGGTTTTGCTCGTCGATTCGAGCTTGGGATCCAGACGGTGCTAAATCTTTGGGCTTCTATGGCAGTAGAGCCTGCACCTGTTGTTCAGCTATCTGGCAGGTTGAGGATGCAGAAACCGGATTCTCAGATGCTGATTATGTACGTCAAATTGGCTGAAGCTGGAGGTATTTCCAAGCGCACTCTGCTGAAGCTGCTGGTTGAGCAAGATTATTTGCCGAAAGACTTTGATATTGATGCCGAGTTGGAGGCTATTGGTGAGCGTTTTGGTGAGGATAATAGTGGTGCTGGAGTTGGAGGTGAGTTATGAGCGAACAAGCTGGGAAGTATTCAGAGCAAGTGCAAGAGGAAGGGCGTGAGGTTACGGATAGCGCAGACGATCTTGCGGGTCTTAAGAGCGCCCTTCAGAAAGAGCGTGCGCTTCGTCGTGAGTTGGAGCGCCAGTTGAAGCATCTTGGGGATATTAACCCTGAGGAATACCGGAAGCTGCAGCAACAGTCTCAGATGTTGGCTGAGTGGGAGAAGCGCCGTGCTGAGGAAATCAGCTCTATCAAGAGCACCTATGAATCTCAGCTACAGCGTGTTCAGCAGGAGAAAGAGCAGTTGGCTCAGTCTTTGAGGGAAACTGAGATGACGTATGCGTTGATGGACGCGTTCTATCAAGCTGGCGGTAAGCGGGATGCTACCCTGGCCAAGATGCTGGCTAAGCAACTACTGAGTCAAGTGAGCTACGACCAACGCGGCAATTTGATCGTGGTGGATCAGGCCGGATCTCCTCGTTTGCGGGACGATGGGAAACAGATGACGGTTTTGGATTTGATGAACGAGATTAAGAGCACCAGCTATGGTGTACTGTTTGATCCGGTGGTTTCGACAGGCGGTTCTGGAGCAACGGGCAGCCAGGTGCAAGTGTCGAGCCGCAAGTACTTGAAGACTACGGATCCCTATAAGCTAGGTCAGTATATTGATGCGATTGCCAAGGGTGAAGTTGTCGTGGATTTGGAGAGCAAGTAGACTAGGGTTGAAGCCACATGTGACATGTGCAGAACCGGCGAGATGCCTTGAAAGGGGGGATCCCTTTCGCGTAGTGGGTTATGTAACGCGACTGGGAGCTAGAGATGGCTAACAATTTGGAAGCGGTAATCCCCAAAGTTTTGGCGATGGGCATGATAACTCTGCGCGAGAACACGATCATGCCCCGGCTGATCAATACTGACTATCAGGGTAGAGCGGCCCAGAGGGGGAGCACAATTGATATTGTGATTCCGAGTGCTGTAGCCGCGAGTCCTGTGACTCCAGGTGCGACAGCTCCTGCTGGTAGTGATCTGGAGCCTACCACAGTTCCTATACGTTTGGACAATTGGTACGAGGCAGCGTTTACGATAACGGACAAGGAGCTGGCGGAGATCGATGCCGGTATTGTGCCGATGCAGATTTCGGAGGCCGTGAAAGCTCTCGCTAATGAGGTGGATCGGTCGATCCTTGCGCTTTATCAAAAAGTGTATGGAGTTGCTGGTACTGCTGGAGTAACGCCTTTTGCCACGGATTTGCGAGCTGCGCAGGAAGCGCGTTTGGTATTGAACCGCCAGCTTTGTCCTCCACAGGATCGGCGAATGGTTCTGGATGTGGAGGCAGATGCCAATGCGACGGGTTTGCCGGCTTTTCAGTATTCAGGATCTGGTGAGACTACCACCATTCGGGAGGGTGTGATTGGCCGGAAGCTGGGATTTGACTGGTACATGAGTCAGAATGTTTTCCGCCATATTAAGGGGAATGCGACTGGGTATCAGGTGAACCAGGAGAACCATCCTGTGGGGTCCAAGGTTGTATCTGTGGATACTGGGACTGGGATTCCGAAGATTGGGGATGTGTTCACTGTTGCTGGTCACTCTCAGACCTACGTGGTTACTGGGTGGACTGGGTCTCCGAATATTACGTCTATTCAATATGAGCCTGGTGCGAGGGTATCTTTTCCTGACGATGCAGCGATCAGCTTTATTGACAGTCATGTGGCGAACTTGGCCTTTAACCGGTATGCGTTTGCTCTAGTGTCACGTCCGTTGTTGGATGTGGATCCATTGGGGAGCCGTGTGATGAGCATGAGTGATCCTGTTAGCCAACTGACGATGAGGTTGGAGGTTAGCCGTTTGTACAAGCAGACTCGGTGGTCATTTGATATTCTTTGGGGAGTAGCTTGTCCTCGACCTGAGCTGGCGGTGCGAGTACTTGGATGAGTGTTGAGAGGATTGAGGTGGTTGCAGTGGTCAATCACCTTGGGGAGAGGATGCTGATTAATCGTGAGGACTATCTTCGCGGTCAATGGGAGCTATGGCAGGAAGAGTTGGAGCCAAAGGGAGAGCCAACGGTGGAATCGAGTAAGGATAGACGACGTAGGAGGGGAGGTTAGTGTTAGAGGGAACCCTCCAAGAGGCTGATCAAGTCGGAGAGCTTGGATGGGACCTCACGGCGTCGGGTGTTGAGGAACTGAATAGCCAAGAAACCGACAGGTGTGTTTCCGCGTTCGAGCGCCTTGCTCCATTGTTCTGTCACTCCTGTTCTTAGCATGTAGGAGCGGCACCCTGGCGGTGCGTCGCGTAGGCGGTAGCGCTGTAGGTTACCGTTTTTCAGGTCGGCCCATTCTGCCCACAGCCTTTCGAGTGGCACCTCACGTTCTTTTAGCGGCGAGACACCTGGGCGACAGACTTCAATTGTGAGAGAGCAACGGAACAGTACGCCGCCGAAGAGTCGCCAGCCGTAGTAGATCATCTCGTACAGCGCCACCCTGTCTGCGCCTGCGACTTCCAGGATCTGGACGAGGATTTGTTGGATCTTGGATCCCCGCTTGAGCTGGCGGGCAGGGGCACTGCGCAATTGCCAGAGCCTGGCTACTATAAGGACTAGACCGGTGCTCAACAGCAGTAGTTGGCTGCCCAACAGCCTTACAGTGATCCAGTCTGTGAACTGGATCTCGATAGCCTGTCTTTCCTGGTTCTCTGTGTTTTGCATGAGTGGACACTACATTGCTGCTCGATAGTGTCTGGCATAGCTGGCAATGAGATCAGCTCTGTCCTGGTCGTTAACAATAGCTCTGGCTTTAACAAAATCGTAACCTGTAGGTCGGTCGTAATCTGAGAGCTTCCGGCCTGTAAAGAGACCGTCTTTCATACCTTTGACGCAGATATGGGCAGCAGTATCGGGGACAAGAGCTAGATTGGGGTTATCTATTAAGTTGATTCCTAGAATTTTGGAGAAGAGAGTATAGTTTCTCCTGCCTGTGATTTGGACATAGCCCCTTCCCCGGAAGCGGTATCCATCTCCAGGTTCGGTATTGCCCAGGTCAAGTCGTCCCTCGTAGCGCTGGAAGTATTCTCTGGGGCCTATCTCGGCAATGGGAGCGAATGCAGATTCATGGCTAACCGTGGCCATTATGTACGCTATGTGGTCTAAGCTCTTAACTTCATAGACTTCACAGTACTGCAACAGCAACGGAATAGCGATCTTGGCGTTTTCCCTACGTGTAGTTCCTGTAAAGGTCATGTCATTGGGCACTGCTGCAATGAGTTTCTCCGCCAATAGAGTCTTTGTTGGAGGTTCTACTGCCTCCTTTGTCTCCTCCATCCAAGAGTAAGGGATCCCTAGATCTATCCCCTTCCAGATTCGATAAAACAGATCCGCTTGGTAGTCACTGGGAGTTAGTTGGGGAGTAGTCAGACTCTCTAGGTAGTCTGCTGCACGCCTGAGAAAGGTTGCTATCTCTCTCCGTTGCCGTTGCATAGTCATACTCAACGTTAAAAGGAGAAGGATCCCCCGGTAAATCTAGGGGATCCCTAAGCAAGAAAGGAGGAACACCTCTATTGTACCCTCTTCTGGGCTCTCAAGATCCCTTTCTGGATAGCTTGCCACTCTAGCTCATGTAGTAGCCGGCATTCCTCCGCAGATATACTCTGGTCTAAGTGTTTGATTGTGTCCCTTAGAGACGCAGCAGCATTGCAGGCTTTGCAAACGACCGGAATGTCTATGTGGTTGTCATAGCTTGGCCGGATACGTCTGGGGTCAAAGAGGATCCCTGTGTCCCTACAGGCAAGACATCTGTAGCTCGTGCCCACCTTTGTATGCGTTCTCTCCTCTGCCATTCAACTTGCTCCTGTAACTTCCTCTTCGTCTCCGCAAGAAATTCAGCTATCCTCAGCCTCGAACTTAACACCCCATCCCCTCCTTTACCATTCGTATCCATACTGTTTGAACCCAAACTGCCCATCGTTTGGCTATGTGAGTGGTGTGGGTCAGATTGAGTAAGCTTTCCTGGATCCTCTTCCTCTTCCTCTGTTGGCTCCAGATCCCTCATCAAGTCCGATCCTGAATCTCCTCCCACTCCCAGATCCCTTGGCTGTTTGTTTGCATTCAAACTTTTTTTCTCGCCCTGAATATAAGTTGTAAAGAGATGAGAAATAGATGAAGGGGCCGTGGAAGCCTTGCTGTGAGCGGCTTTCGGGGTTTGGTTTTCCACGTTCATGGACGGTGTGTCCACGATCGTGGTTGGCGTGTCCACGATCGTGGACGGGTTGTCTACGATCGTGTGAGGGTGTCCACGATCGTGGAAAGGGTGTCCATGATCGTGGACGGTGTGTCCACGATCGTGTGAGGCATCTTCGGTGGAGTCATCTATCCACATCTCGATCTCTCCATCGGGAACCTCAAAGTGGAACTTGGATCCCGGTTCTGTCTTGAGCTCTGCTATCGCTTTGTAGAAAGCCGATCTGCTGATGCCCAGCTCTTGGCAGAAGTCTTTAACCTTGGTTCTGAGTTTCCAGCCGCATTTTCGGCTGGCTAGGATCCAGTTGTACACGTATCCCTTCACCGTCAGCTTGCCGGTGAGGTACTGCTGTTTGAGGTCATTGACGGTTAATCTCACGTGCGGTGTCGTCTTTGTCGGGTTCATGGTCTCTTCTCCTCCCCTAATCCTCTTTGTCTTCCCGAGTGTGTAGCCGTACTCCTCTCTGCCGCCTAAGCGTCCACCCCATGTCCTCCTCGATCTCTCGCTTGGCTCTGTAGAATGCTCCTCTGCTAACCCCTAGCTCTCTCCTCATCTCCTCAGGGAAAAATCCCTCGATCCCTTGCCTCTCAAGGCCGATCAAAATGACAAGCAGCGCCCCTTTCGTCGTCAGATACCCCGCATCCAATAACACCTTCGCTGCCTCAATCGCTTCATTGGTAAACCCTTCGTAACGCTCTCCATCCTTCCCTTCTGTCATAACCATAGCTACTCCGTTAGAGAATACGTAGTTATAACATTCTAGACTAAATGTAGATCTGGAGTGGTTAGACTGTCCCTTCGGGAAAGCCTAGCCTCGATCACAAACACAAAAAAATAGGATCCCTTGCGTAAAAAAAATAGGATCCCTTGCGGGGATCCTGACTAGGAGGTTGCTTGGCACCTGGCCGCTTCCACGGGTGTGGAAAACGGGAGGCTGTCCCTATTCTACTGCTCTGATTTCGGTCCCGTATCCCTCCGTGTTGGTATGTATATGCTTTTCCTCTCTAAAAGCCAGTTCTCTCTCTCGATGGCTTTCTTGGCTCGGTAGAACGATGTCTTGCTAAGCCTCAGGATCCTCATTACCTCGTTCGAATCTAGCTCCGATATCCCTAGCACCCTCAGCTGCAAAAAGGTGAAAAATAGCGCTCCCGTCGCCGTGATGTACTTCTTGTCAAGTAGTTCCTTGATGGCCTCCAGCCCAGTCCTCACTTCTTTCATGCCTGCTCCCATACCTGACACTCTTAGTTTATATCCTGGGAGTCGCAGGTGACAAAAGAATGGGATCCCGTGTAGGGATCCCCGAGGTTGGTTCAGCAGGCTTTAGGTCACTTGGCTGCTTCCACGGGTGTGGAAGACGGGAGATTGGATTTATTTTACCACTTTCTCCTCCGGAGAAGATCGTCCCGTAGACAACCACATGACCTGGTTCTCCCCTGCACCAGTGAGTCGGCCCTTACTACGTGTATGGCTCCACACTTGCACCTACACGTCCATAAGGGGTGCCCTGAGGGACTCCTGCCAAAATACTCCACAACCCGTAGCCTTCCAAAAATGTATCCCTTTAAGTCCTCGGCCTTCTGGTGTTTGCCGGGGTTGTTGTGCAAGAATCGATTGCGCGCAATCTCTAAGGATAAACAGCCGCACGACTTCACTCGGCCCCACTTGGATTGCGCTACCTTCTTGACCTTGCCACAGTCACAACGGCAGGTCAGCGGATCCCCTAACTTGATAATGGTCAGTCTTTCAAACTTGTCCCCTACTTGCATGCTTCCTTTTCAGTGCCTCCGCTCTGGCAAAGTAATCTTCGGAAATTTGTAACAGGCGCCTCGCTTTCTCTTCTAGGGCCTCTTTCTCCGCGCCTCTGGCTCTCCTCGCAGCACGGGCCGCTCTCTTGCTCAGTAACCAATAGCGCCTCGCTTGCTCCAAAAAGATCACTTCCATCAGAACCTCCAGCACACTCCCGCTCCTAAAATAGAGCCGTGGAGTTACCCACGGCCCTGTCGCTTATTTACCAGTCATCGGGATCCGGCCAGTTGCCTCCCTCTCGCCAGTCGTCTCCCGGTTCCTCTTCCATCCAGCTCGTATCGTTATCCCACGGGTTGTCCTCGTCTTCGTCCGGAATAAAATCCCACGGGGTTACGCGGATCATCATGTCCAGCTCTGGATCTGGGCTTCTGTAGTGGTAAACCCAGGTTGGAAAATTGAACGGATCGTGCCAACGCAATTCATCCATTGTTTCCTCCTCCTTGCTTAGTGCTCCTTGGAGCATTACACTCCTATCTTATTACATTCATCATCTTTTGTCAATTGCTTAATCGATTGCGCGCGAAAAGGCCGTTAGGCCGTCCCTGCGAAGCGGGGTTCGAGCGGAGCGGAGCGAGCGAGTCGCGCGCCCCCATGCTCTAGGTGCTACATAGGGCTAGCATAAAGAACCCCGGCTTGTGCCGGGGTGTGATATTATGCTTGTTGCGTCGCTCGTTTGGCTGATACCAATAAGGATCCCTTGCGGGATCCTTTTATTGGCTTAGAACGGTAGGAGTAGTCCCTGTTCGTTGAGACTCTCTAGGTAAAACACAGACTTGGCGTAGGAGCACGCAAGTTTTATGTGTCCGGTTCTTGTGTTGCCGGTGGATCTCATTGCTGCCTCATAGTGCAGCCTTTCCATCAGTTTCAGGACCGGTATCAGGCTCTCTAGTTCTGGGACCGTTACGTCTTCCCATTGTCTCATGTCCATGACCCCTCCTTGCGTTTTTTTTGCTCATAAAGCCGTATGGCTTCGTCGATCACCGCCCCCATTTGGCACCGTTTTGCCTTGGCGATCCGTTGGATGATCTCTTTGGTTGAGGGCTTGACTCTGGTGTGAAGCTGTACTAGGTCTTCCATTGTCGTCTCCTTGGGTATGGGTAGTAGGCCGGATCCAGTGGATCCCAGATCCGGCTTTTTTGTGGGAACTAGTCCTCGTACAGATCGAGTCCTAGCCCAAATCGGGCGCAAGCTCTCTTGAAGGCCTGCTGTTCTGCCGCACAAATGGCATCCGCAAAGCTTTTGTCTATTTCTTCTTGTCCTGTTGCTTCACGGGTGAAAGATCCTTCTGCTGCGTGGATCGTGACTGCGTATGTGACCACTGCCAGCCCGCTGATCTGCTTGATTTCTTTAACGGATCCCTCCCAGCCGGGGGCATAGAGATCTAGTAGTCTCGCTGCGTGGTACCAGGGCACGTAACTGAAGGTCTTTCCTCCCTGAATTCTGTGCCGTAGTAGTCTCTCTGGTATCGGCTTGGATAGATCGCTGAGTATTTTGGCCAGTGGCCTATGGAAATTTAGTCGATCCGCGGGCAATTTGGGTGTATTTTGCGTGTTCATGGTTTCCTCCTTTCATGTGTGTGACTAGTTCAGGTTCTTAAGCTTTCTCAGGATCTCAGACTTCAGATCGATCCAGGCATCGATCCAGCTGCTCTCTTCAGCTAGATCGCTCAGCTTCAGCAAGATTTTTAACTGAGCCCTGAGGATGGCTTTCTCTAGGTTGGTGTCGGTCATGGTCTTTCTGTCACAATTACTAGAACAAGTACTTGCACCCATTCGATTTCCTCCTTTTTTGCTTGTAGGTTTATAGATCCCCTCGCTAACGCTGTGGGGTGGCAGCGATATTGACTAGCCGCTATTGAGCACGGTTCTTAGCCTCTGTGCAGCACGACTACTGACGTACTCCGATAGCCGGGTAAAACCCAGGTGGTATAAGACTTTGTATCCGTGCTTGCAACATCCTTTCCCCAAGAACTGCAGCTGGTTACGGTAGTCCTCACAAGCACATTTGACATTGCTGCTTCCTACCACAACTTTGTATTGGTTGTTGTTTTCTGGATTGAGAACCTCAAACTCTGCCCCATTCTGGGCCACTACTAGTAGGCCCCGGGCCGATTCTCTGCGAAACTCTACAAAGTGTTCCTTGAAGACTCTCTTGCTGACGAAACGTGGTCGTAGCTTAAAACCCCTACGGGGCACAACTAGTACGACAAATGGCCAAACCTCAACCCGCCGAATCTGTTCAACGGGTACGCCCAGAATACGAGCCGCAGCGCTGCGCGAGTACAAAAGCTGCTCGCTTGAACGGATCATGACTAACTCCTCCTTCCTTGCTTGAACCCATTATAACCGGACTAATCAGCCCGTGTCAAGGGGCTAACCAAACAAACTTGACAGACTGAGCGGGATAGGCTAGACTAGAGGGGGCAAGGAGGAGGAAACAGGATGCACCACATAGGCGTGACGGGCCCAAGACGGCTAACCCCAGAACAAGAGAACTGGCTGAGGGGAAGACTGGCTGAGACGCTGGCGAACTGCCACCTGCACGTGGGGGATGCAGACGGGGTGGACAAGCTGGCCAGGGGAGAGAAGCGGAAGCAGGGGGGGCCTATGACTGTGTACCGCGTGGAGGGAAAAGAGGCCTGGCACTACCAGGCTAGGAGCAGGCGGATGGTGGAGGCACTACGGGAACTAGGAGGGACACTCTACGCCTACCCAAACAAGCCCAAGCCCCCTGGCATAACCCCGAACAGCTGGCAGGGATCGGGAACCTGGGGGACTGTAGTTTATGCTCAGAGCCGCGGGGTGCCGGTGCACATAACACCACTACCTGGGCTAGAACTAGAACCGGAGCCTCAACAACTGACCCTCTGGTAGCCGGCCGGCGGCTGCATAGAGCCGGCCGGAACTACCCCTTCCCTGTGCTCTGATCCCAGTCGAGAAACTCCGGCGGCGGCAAGCTGGGGGAGACATCGGCCAGCAACT